GTTGAACTGCATGTTAAAAGCAAACAGGCTCTTACCCAGTGGTGATAACAAGTAGTCATCTACGTTCCTGACCACAGCCTTAATATTCTGAGCAGCCGCACCCATGAGCATGGACATACCACTGGCAGTCCTACCTACGCCGCCAACGGCTCCAGAACCGTGGCTGTATGATGGAATACCTGTGGCTTCATCTGCAAGTTGTCGGCTTTTGTCGAACATCATCAAAAGCTCTTGCGATACGTTGGGGAACTTCGTGCCATGTATAGCGGCACCAATTTGACCCCCCTGCCTACGAAACACTTTGCCGGGGTATACAGACATATCCTGGCCCGGGACCAAGTTAGTTTCATCTACTTCTATCAATAGGTTACCAGACAAAGCTCCATTATCTACAGCCATACGCATGAAGCCATTCATCAAAAGTTGAGTGTCCGTCATATTCTCAGCCACACCTATACCAAAGAATGAGTAGGGGTTTAATTCGTATGGGACAGCGAGGTAGGGAATACGGCTGGGAGTAAAGGGATTTAGCACTAATCTAAGGATTTGGCCGTTACAAACCCATATATTAACCTGAACTTCGTCTTTATCCTGCAATTCCTTGGGTAGTTTAATATCGGCATTTTCAGCCAATTCAGCGTCTAATATGCCCCAATATTCCAGTACCTCAAACCTATCCATGTCAGAATGAGTTGAATCATCCTCCAAAGCGTCTTCCCAGTACTCCCGTGTATAGTTGGAGCCGTATTCTAAGGCGATTTCTATGCTTTCTTCTCTAAAATGAGGGCGTTTCTTTAGTGTACGTAATTGCGTACGGTTTAATCTATGCCGCTGTATGGTAAATTCAGCTTCAGTCATATTTCTGGCGTCAGGGTCTGGGTAAAAGTCCCAAATGCTGACGTATTCCATCTTAGGGATGGTTTCAAAGAGAGGAGTGTAATTTCCTTCTTCATCCCAGCGGGGATATTCTTTATCTTGCGCAAATGGACCCTTGAATACTCCGGTTCCAAAGAGGCAGCACTCAAATGCAATCGATCTGAGGTGTTTTGGGGCATCAGTCTCGTTCAACTGATCATGCATCAGCTTTTCCATCTTCTGAGCCGCACGTTTAGCCGGTTCAAAGGTGATAGAACCTTGTGCAGTACCTGCGCCTAGCTGTAGATCGTCTTTCACCGGATCAAGAACGTCTTTGTACAGTCCTAAGTCCTTGGCAATGTCTGGACGCACGATGCTGGAGGTTACTTCATAGTCTACGCCGACTTGTTCTTTAATTTTCTCGCTGGTTAACTCGTTTGGATTGTAAGATACGGCATCTGCCACGTTATTTGGGAACTGACGCGCCTCAATACCAATCGGGAACTTGCTGCCAGCAAATAATACGTCAACAACCTGCGCATAAGCAGCCAAAACCTTCGTCTTCGTGATTTTTATGAAGGCTTTTGACTTTTCAGTTTCCGTAAATTGGACTTCAGACGAGTAAATTCCACGATAATTCCGGTATGAATCCAGCCAACGCTCCTCGTCAGTCATTCTTGCGTCTTTAGACCGCCGGTACTGGCTCTCAATAAACCCTACCGCTCCGGAATACTCTTGATTTTCTAATTCAACGTCACCGTCTTCCATCAATGGAACTACAATATCTGTATCTGTAGCATCTTCTAGAATAGGTTTATCCATTAAAGCCATTTTTAGTATCCAAATGTTGCATCGGCAGGACGCCAACTTTGTTGAGGAACGCCTCTGCCCATATCAAAGGGGCTGAATGCCTTTGGGCGGCTCATAACTGCATACCTGACGCTGTCGTAGGCGTGGTCTGAGGCGTATCTTGGGTCTATATCGTCAGACCCTTTAGGATCAGAAGGTATTACCGGTAAGTCTGCTATAATTTGCCTGCATGTGTTGAAGAATTGTATGGCAGGTAGGTCTGTGTACTCGTCTACCTTGAGGACTTCATGCAGTCGGTTCTTACCAGCTACTCTTGCGCCACTACTTCTGTCACTAGGACGCCATCGTGTGCCTTCATTTATCATCTCTTCGGCTATACTAGGGCCAGACATGCCCCGCTGATGCCAGCAACTAGAATCAAGAATGCCATATTGTATTCGGTCACCCTCTTCAGCCGCTCTAATAGCCTTGGCTAGATCACGTCCGGTATGTTTGGACAGGTATAATTCTCTGTAATTAATCAGAGTACCAAAGTTGGGATCAATTGCGAACCAATGCACAGCAGAATAACTGCTATATCCGTAGTCGCATGACCTAAACCTAACCCAATCATGCGGGATGTCATATGGTTCAATAACATGTACAGACTGCCTAAACTCCGAAAAAGCGGCTCCATCAGCAATAGCCCAATCTCCTTCAAGAAGTTGCCTTCGCTGCATTTCTGGGAGTGATAAGAGGTTCGCTTCATACTGCCCACCTTCCATTAAGTAGGGATTGTCTTTCAATGATGCAGGAATAAAACGTCTGTAGAATAGAGGTTCTCCCGCCTTCTCATGGCTGGGTGGATAGACTAGGTCTTTTCCGCTATCTAAGTCTTTTGCTATGAATTTTGTGTTAGCAGGAGCAGGGTCAATCCAAGTACGTTTAACCCATCCATGCCCAATTCCACCGGGGTTGGTTGTTGCTCTCATGTAGATGGGGAGGGTGGGATCAGTAGTTCTCAAACGACTCCTGAGATATGTCCATGCGAAATCTGTGGCATACTGGGTCAACTCATCTACGGCTATGTAACTAAAGGATTGTCCCTGATATCTGAGAACGTCTTGATCGCGTTCTAGGTAGCTGAACCACAGCTTGGCACCAGATGGGAAAGTCCATTGTGATTTCTTCTCGCCCCACTTTGCACCCTTAAACGCAAGGGGGTATAATTCTTGGGATTTCCAGATTAATTCCCTCAGTTCATCGTTGGTTCTTCTAAGTATTAGTCCACTAAAATTAGGATTAGAGAAGTATCTCATAGGGTCAGCAAGTAGACCAAATGATTTACCACCACCCGCCGCGCCACCATAAAGTACTTCCCGCTCGTTAGCTGCTAGGAACTCAGTCTGTGGGCCTTCGTTAGGGGCGAAGACTACTTCCTGCTCTTGCCGTTGTTCTTCGATTGCAGAGAAATCTAGGTTAGCAGTGTCGAGTTCTTCTTTTGGCTTCAGCGTGTCGAGGTTCTTCTTGGCGATAGTCAGACTTCTTCTAGCGTCTGCTTGCTTGCGTTTAGCCACTGCTAGTGTCTTCTCTTCAGCCGTCTTGGGCTTCCTCTTACGGTTCTCTTTTCTTAAATCCTTCAACCGTTGGGATGGATTGGTAGTTCCCTTACCCCGTTCACGGTTCCAGATGTAGATTAAGCCTTGATGGCTGATAGTCTCTCCGGTTTGCTTAGACAGCCATTCAGCAGACTTACGGGTCGAGTTACCCTGATCTAGGTAATCCAACGCCTGCTCAATCTTGTCCACCATGTCCTGTTTGGCTACCAGTACTAGTTGGTCATCCTCAGACTCTTCGTAAGCGTAGGGTTTCTTGGCGTACTTATTTGGACGAGTTTTATCAGGCCATTTGGTCAATCGTCAGATTTCGGTGGGAGTATAAACATCGCACCGCCTGTATTTGTGACTTCAACCTGCTCCTTCTTCACCAGACCAGTGCGGTCTAGTATCTGAGCAGCCGCTGCTATTGAATTACGTGCGCCCATTGCCGAGGGATCATCAAGTACGTCACGCATGGAAAAGGCTGCTTTGGGAGCATTCATAGCCAGCATTAGATTTGCCTGCTCGTTAATCTCCTTAGACAAAGGCCGGACTACTGCAGTCGCATTAGTATTCGATGCATAACCCGCTGCTGTCATAGCCTTGCGGATATTACCCCTGCATTCCTCAGACATGAGAGCCTCAAGGAATAGCCTTTGCTTCTCGGTATATTCTCGTTGTGCTTCTAACATTTAAATCTCCGACATTAATCTACTAAAAATATGAAGGCAGAAAATGCGGTTACTGCTACCCAGAATAGTCTTTCAGCAAAGGCTATCTTTTGGCCTCTCTGAATGGCCTGTTTTTCCAGCTCATCCATACGGTCATCAAACTTCTTAAACTGACCTTCCATATTATCCATCCTTTTAAAGACCGTAATAATACGCTCCTCAATACGGGCCATGTAGACAACTGCCTCAGAGAGTTTGTCTATCTTGTCCTCCATTCGGGACAGACGCTCTTCAGTCACTTCTTCTTCTTTTTCTTAGGCCATCCCGCTTTCATATCTGCGTAAGACTTTGCAGATACGGTGGAATTTTTCTTAGACTTAGAAGTCCCTGCCTTTTTCTTGGCATTAATATTCCTGACCAGCGACATTACTTCTTCTTCTTTTTCATAGCCACGCCGCCGTGAGCCATTTTCTTAGCGGCCATGCCGCCTTTGGAATAACCAGCCTTTTTAGTCATAGGCTTGCCAGTTTTCTTGGCTTCCTTTTCAGCAGCCGCCTTGCCTTTTTTATCATACGCAAATTTCTTACCGCCAACATTAGGCATGTTATTTCCTCTTTCATTTATAAGTCTGGATTGTTCTCGAATTTCAGATTGTTGCTCTTCTAAAATTAAAAATTGCTTATCGATCTGGGATAACTGGGGGAATTGAACTACGGTCACCATTTCTTGCAGGACCAGTAACCTGCAGTTAACTTTGACTTCTTCTCATCGCAGCTATGTCTTGCGCGGAAGGACTTACGGGCGGCTGCATTACTTTTGCGAATTTTCATGTCAGGATCGCCAAAGGTAATGTATTTAACGGAATCCCCTTCCACGGCTAAGACCTCAAACTTCTTAGGCCCACCGCGACGAGGCTTGTTCACTGCAGTAAAACCGTGCCGCTTCTTACCGGCTGCTATCTTCTCTGCCTTAGTCTTACCCATAACTACGCCAGTATGCTTAGGGTTGATATTTCAGGCAGCTTTTTAATGGCACGGCCTGACCTGTCGTATAGAAACTCCAAGGACATAGGGTGCGTGACCGGAGGTATGCTGGTGGGAGATACCGCTGGTATATTAGCTGGGTGAATGTCCCTGACCGCTGGAGTGCGGTACACTGAAGACAAACCCACAAAGTTAAAATCCATCGCTAATCCCCTTCATAATATCCTTCAAGGTAACCCTGCCCTTAGAATTAGGAGCGTACCTACATTGGAACTGGCGGGGGCATTCAGTGAACGACCTTTGAGCATAGTGGTATGCTATGGTTCCGTTCACCCCAGAGTAGATGCAAACCTTACCGTCTCTACCTTCGGTTCTCTTCCATAAGTGGCAGGTAACGTAGTCTGGGTTAACCAGAGAGCCTATTAAAATTAAGGGTATGGCTACATTCATAACGCTAACGTAAGCAGGTATACCCCGCCGCCTAAAACACCGAATATTCCGAGGGATAGGCCAAGGATAACCGCATTGTTCATCATCTCGCGTTTGGCTTCCATATGCCGGTAGACTGTCCTCTCGCGCTCTTCTCTAATCTGCTTTCTAAGGTCAGTCATCTCCTTATACGTGTTAGGACCGTACCTGTAGTTGAGTAGGAATTTTATTTCCTTTTCCTTCTCAAGCAGGGCTTTCCTACGGACAATAAGGTCTAGTGCTTCCCTTTCTAAACTGTCTGAACCTTGAGACATTTTCTCAAAGGTCTTGGGGTTCTTCCGCTGGCTCTCAGCCTTGTTTACGTCTGAACAGGCTTCGTACCACTTTCCAATTTGCGAACTTACGTCATGTAATTCTCGTCCGGCACTAATTAATTTTTTAGTTACGGAAAATGCGGCTTGGGCTGCAGCAAATGCACTTATAGGGTCAATCAAGTTTAGCCCTCCAAGAGCCTAAAAAGTCAGGAGGTGTATTGCTCTTCCTCCTTTTCCAACAATGTATCGAAGGAAATGTTTGGTAGGTATTTCTCTGGCTCTAATGGAACCTCTACCGAATTGTGTTCAGTATAAAAAAAACGGCCATAACCAGCAAATTCTTTAGCTAAAGGATTGCTGTCTAACTCTCTCTGGGAAATCAAACCTTCCTCTAGTAGCAGTTGTCGTATCCTGCCGAATGAGAGGATTTGACCAGTACGTGCTTGGATGGCTGCGCGAATGTAGTATAAATTAAAAGACATGCTGCTTTCTGTGAAAATAGGGCGCAGGAAACAGACCCCACATCAGTAATCCTGCGCCCAGTTATCTCTGCAGAGATTAGCCTACTCCACCAGCCGATCTTAAAAACTGGAGACTACTCAATCTGCTTTGATAATACATTCTACCATGTAACTATGTGGCGTGTCAATAGTATAGTTAAATATAATTTAAGACACTTTACTATAGACAAAGGGGCAATTTACTGGTATAATGGAGTTGTCCCTCCCAGCCGTATACTATATAGATACTAGTAGTATTCGTCTTTAGAAGACGGCTTTAAGACGTTTCCCGCTGACCATTCCATTTGCCTTCGGCTACTCGTCTTATGTCTCCACGGGTAATTCCGATATCCCTAAGCATCTCGTCAGACATGTTGTTTAACTGCCAATAGGCTACTCGTTTAATCTGGTAGTGTTGTATCTTTTTAACAATAGCTGCTTCTCCAGAAAAGAAGTGTAGTATTACTGCGATAATCTTGGTTAACATTGGTATTCTCCATAGTGTATAATTTATATACACCATTATACCAATTGAGTGGCGCAAGTAGTAGATAGCTAATCTGCAATGCCGTTATGACCTGAGTCACTAAAGGGACAAGTTCCTATATATCTCTATAGCACTTTGTCCCTTTAAGGATTTAACCTCGGAGGTACTTTATGGCCCTTTGTAGTCCTTGGATGTTATCCCCCAGTAAGCCTATGGATAGGTTGCAGTGAGAACACAGCCAACCTCTGAAAGTCTCTGTCTCGTAGCAGTGGTCTAAGACCAGTTTAGTCTCCGACTTACCGCAACACTGACAATGATCAGTCATAGATGGAGCCGACTTCCGAATGGCATTAACCACACGGCTATTATGCTTTTGGCATTCCTTGCAGGAAGTACTCCTACATTCCCTATCTCCGGTAGCACGTCTATACAGCCTAAAGGCTTCCCTTGGCTTAACCTGAGAACAATGCCTACAGAGTATGGCATCTTCTGGAAGAACCTCTTCTTCCCAGCCAAATAGATTAGGCTGCGGAGACATCCTAGATGTTGAACAAATCAGCTACAGCTTCTTCGTTGCCAGACATCCTAACCGCCTCACAGCGAATGCGTTCTGCTTCTCTAGCCATCTCTTCAGCGATGGAGAATAAAGACTGATACTCGCCGGAATCCTTATGATGCGCGAGTATGCTCTCAGTAATATTATAAAAGTCGATCCTGACCTCATTAGGAGTATCATCATCAGCAGGAACAAACATGTTCAATACTATCTGAAGTAATCCATGATCGTTAACCTGTATATCCGTATCCACATATGCAGATACTTCAAATTGAACACTCTCTCCACAATCGTCCATGCAAGTCCTTTGTGCATTAGTTGTGGGGTGTATCTTTGGTATAACTACGTGGCGTATAGATGTCAATACTTATTGCTTAGGAGTAGTATGTTTACAATATATAGTAGTAGAAATACTAAAGGGGTGGTGCTTGAAGGTCGGTTTACGGTTATGATTTTCTGAAAATATGTCAGGGTGGTATACGCTACCGGTAGGGGGGTGGGTGGCACTGGCAGGGGTCGGCTTTCTGCGAATGAGAATCATTCTCAAAAGAAATTGTTTAAAAACAATAGGTTAAATAAATATCTCTAAAATAGATAGAGGCCTGCGACCTGCAAAGTCACAGGTTTT